TTCTTCTTCATCTTCACCTTCGGGGTTATTTCCGGAAGCTGACGCTTCCTCGTCGACAGCGAGGCTGCCGACGTGCAAACCCGACCAGATCGTGGCGATCTACCACGAGGTTCTGCCTGAGCTGCCGGGCGTCCGGGTCATGGACAAGGCTCGTGAGAAGGCCATTCGAGACCGTTGGCAGTGGGTTCTGACCTCGACGAAGCCTGACGGCGCGCGGCGCGCCACCACCGTGGACGAGGCGCTGGAGTGGTTCCGCAGCTACTTCCGACGCGCTCGCGAGAACGACTTTCTCATGGGTCGCACACCGCGCACCGGTGAGCACGCGAACTGGAAACCCGACATCGAGTACCTGATGAAGTCCGGCGGGCTGAAGCAGGTCCTGGAAAAAACCACCGTTGAGGAAAACGCATGAACGACAGAGTCGACGAAACCCTCCTGGCGCCGGTGGTGCTGTGGAGCCCTGAAGCCGAGGCGTCGCTGCTTGGTGCGCTGTTGCTCGACAACCGTGTATGGGACCGGGTCGGCGACATGGTCACCGAAGCCGACTTCTTCAAGAACGAGCACAAGGTGATCTTCTCGGCGCTGGCGGGCATGCTCAACGCGTGCAAGCCCGCCGACGTGCTCACCGTGCACGACGAGCTGATGCGCAGCCGCAAGGCCGACGCCATTGGCCTTGCCGATCTGCATGCGCTGACGCAGTACCTGCCCAGCGCTTCCAGCGTCCGGCAGTACGCGCTGATCGTGCGCGACTTCGCGCTGCGTCGGAAGCTGATGCTGGCGAGCAGCCAGATCCACGAGCTGGCGTGCCAGCGTGACGTGGGCTTCGAAGAGACGCTCGACCAGGCGACCGCGCTTCTGACTCCGCTCTTTGACGCGGGCAAGAGCGACGCATGGCTGGACATGGACGAAGGCATGGTCCAGTTCCTCGACGGCATCCAGCGTCGCCACGATGGCGAGGAAGACTTTCTGTCCACCGGCATCAAGGCGCTGGACGACCGGCTCGACGGCGGCATGCGCCGCGGCGAGGTCATCGTCATCGCCGGCCGCCCGGGCATGGGTAAGACGGCGCTGGCCATGTCCATCGCGGATCACGTCTGCGGCATGAGTGAGCCCGTGGGCGTGCTGTCGATGGAGATGCCGAAGCATCAGCTGACGACGCGCGTGGTGTCGATGCGTTCGGGCATCCCGCTGCACAAGCTCAAGCGCCCGGAGCGCATGAGCGACTACGACTGGGGCGAGATGACGCGCGCTGTGGAGCTGCTGCGCATGCTGCCGCTGTACATCGACGACCAGACAGCACTCAACATCAATCAGCTGCGCTCGAAGGCGAGGGCGCTCAAGCGCCGGCGCGGCCTGCGCCTTCTGGCGGTGGACTACATCGGCTTAATGGAGGGCACGGATCGCAAGGCCAACCGCGCGACGCAGCTCGGCGAGGTCAGCCGCGGCATCAAGGCCCTGGCGAAGGAACTCGACTGCACCATCCTGCTGCTGGCCCAGCTCAACCGAGAAGTCGAGAAGCGCCCGAACATGCGGCCGATCATGGCCGACCTGCGCGAGTGCGGCGACATCGAGCAGGACGCCGACATCATCGCGTTCGTGCACCGCCCGGCGCACGTGAAGCCCGACCTGGGCCCGGAGTGGAAGCACTACGCCGAAATCATCATCGGCAAGCAGCGGGACGGACAGACGGGGGTTGTCGACTCCCAGTACACCGGCGACACCGTGAAGTTCTGCGACTGGATGGGCGACCGTCCCACGTCGCAGGTGCGCACGAAGGGAGCCGAGCTGTGATCAACATTGGCATCGATCCTGGCATCACGGGCGCCGTGGCCTTCGTCGACAGCGCGACGGGCCGCGCCCAGGTGTTCGACCTGCCCATCCATCGGACCGACCGACGTATCGACGGCCTGGCACTGGCGCTGCTGATGCGCGAGCACGCGCCAGCGGCGGTGGGCGGCCGGGTGTTCCTTGAGAAGCTGCACGCGCGGGCCGGCGGCGGCGGCATGCAGCAGATGGGCTCGATGATGAAAACCGTCGGGATCATCATCGGCGCCATCGACTGCACAAAGTTCCCGCTGGTCGAGGTCATCCCACAGACCTGGAAGCGCACCTTCGGCTTGATCGACGCGCCGAGCCCGTTCCGCGAAAAGAAGACGGACGCGGAGCGCAAGGCCGGTTCGCTGGCCGTCGCGCGGCGGCTGTACCCATCGCTGGAAGCGGAACTTCGGCGAGCCAAAGACGACGGCCGCGCCGAGGCGCTACTGATCGCCCACTGGGGAAAGGTCACTCAGTCGTGAAGCGCATCTACATCGCGGGCCCGATGACAGGCAAGCCCGCCCTCAATTTCCCGCTGTTCCACCGCGAAGCCGCCCGGCTGCGCGCCGAGGGATGGCACGTCGTGAACCCCGCGGAGATCAATCCGGATCCTGCCGCCGGCTGGCTGCCATGTATGCGCGCAGACATCAAGCAGCTGGTCGACTGCGAAGCCATCCTGATGCTGCCGGGCTGGGAGTGGAGCAGGGGAGCCTCGCTCGAGCACCACATCGCGCAGCGCCTGGAAATGCGGGTGATCTACCTGCAGGCGGAGGTCGCGGCATGAAGTGGAACGAGGGCATCATCGCGAGCCTGATCGCGCGCCAGACGCTGGCCCGCAAGTGCCTGCTGCTGGTCGACCGCTGCAACTGGACGGGCGCCGAGTGCGACGTGTTGGGCGTCACGATGGACCTGCGCATCATCGACGTCGAAGTGAAGATCAGTCGCGCCGACCTCAAGGCTGACGCGAAGAAGGACAAGTGGTGGAAGCGCGTCACTTGGCGCGACGAGCCTGGACCGCCTCAGCTTCGCCCGCACCCGCCGAAGGTCTGGAAGCACTACTACGCGCTGCCGGCCGAAATCTGGAAGCCCGAGTTGCTGGAGTTCCTGCCGTCGCCAGCCAGCGGCGTGCTGCTGGTGCGCGAGCGCGGCAGCCTGCAGGAGGTCTACTGCGAGCGCCGCGCCACGCCGAACAAGGACGCAGCCCGCCTGTCGCCCGCCTCGGTGATCGACATCGCACGCCTGGCCAACCTGCGCATGTGGGACGCCTACGGCAGCGCGGAGAAAGCGCAGCGTGAGATCCGTGAACTGCGCCAGCGCGTGGAGGGCATCGCGTCATGACCATCTGCGCTCGCTGCTACCGCTGGCTTCACCGCGCCCCCATCTTCGTGGCCGGCATGGCGCTGGGCCCGAAGTGCGCCACCGCCGTGGCCGGCTCGAAGCCGCGGCGCGGCCGCATTACCACCGTGCTGCGCGCCGCCGACGGCCGCCAGCGTGACCTTTTCGCGGAGGCAACGCAATGAAGACCGTGACCATCACCAGCCAAGAGCAGTACAAGGCCGTCGTGCGGTCCTGGTACGCCTCCGACGTGTCCGACGACCTGCAGGCCGGCCACTCCATCGAACTCACCCTGAAGCGCCGCAAGGATACGAAGAGTCGCCTGCAGGAGGAAAAGTACCACGCGATGCTCAACGACATTGCGAAGCAGTGCCGCCTGTTCGGCAAGCAACTGCCGCCGATCTCGTGGAAGCGCGTGCTGGTCGACGCCTTCAAACACGAGACGAAGGACGATCCGCAGTTCCGCGATCACTGGGCTCGGTTTGGTGACATCGAACTGGTGCCTGCGCTGAACCATCCGGGCTTCGTGATGGTGGGAGAGCAGACGCGCAGCTTCAACACGACGCTGGCTGCCGGCTTCATTGAATGGCTCTTGGCGTATGGCGCGGAGAACGGCGTCCAGTGGACGCCATCACGCGCTCAGCGGGAGCAGTATGAGGCGATGCAGCGATGAAGCGTGAGCCGAAGGTCTTTGTGCCTCACAGCCCCTGCACCGTGGCGAGCGGCGACTGCTTCCGCGAGGGCCGTTGCTTGAACGACTGCTTGAAGCGCTACGAGGGGAGTTGCCAGCAGCAGATTCGCGCGCTGCTGGAGCGCGTCGTGCAGCTTGAGGTGCGCATCGGCCAGCTGGAGCGCCGCACATGAAGCGGTCGCCCATGTCCCGCGGCACCGGCTTCGCCCGCCGCGCGTACACCGCGCCGCCGGCCGCGCCGCTGCGCCGCGTGGAGCGCGCTGGCGTCATTGCCCGTGTCTCCGCCGCCGCTATCTCGGGCCCAAAGACCGAGCCGCACCGCAACCCTCACTTGCTGAGCATGGCCCGCGGCCGCTACTGCCTGCTGCGCGTGCCCGGTGTCTGCATTGGCGGCACCGATACGACCGTGGCCTGCCACTCGAACCTCTCGATCCACGGCAAGGCCGGCGCGCGCAAGGCGAACGACGAGTTTCATGTGCCCGGCTGCTTCGCCTGCCACCGCTGGCTCGACCAGGGCCCGGCCGACGGCGTGCTGAAGGCGATGACCTTCATGCAGGCCCACCTCGAACAGGTCGGCTACTGGCGCGCGCTCGTCGGAGACCTTACCCAGCCGCCCAAGGACCGCGCCGCCGCGCGGTGGGCGCTGGACCACCTTAACGCGACGCCCGTAGGGCAAGGGGATTCACCATGAACTGCAAGCCTGGAGACGTGGCGCACATCGTTGCGCCCTACATCGACATCGCGATGCGAGGCTTGCCTGTGCACGTGGTTGGCGCGCATGCCGGCGGCGCGGTTCGAGCGAAGAACGGCGACATCAGCCACGACAGAGGGCAAGCCTGCTGGCTGGTCGACGGCCACGACTGCCGCCTGCCAATGGTCATCGGCGACCAGTACCTACGCCCGTTCCGCGATCCTGGTGATGGCGCCGTCGACGAGATGGTGCTCCGCAAGCCGGTACCGCTTCCGACCATCCAGCCCGATCTGATTCCTGAGCGGGCGTCAGCATGAGCAAGCACCTCACCGCAAAGCAGACCGAGGTGCTGGCGTTCCTGCGCGAGTTCTTCGCAGAGAACGATCAGCTGCCTCCTGCCAGCGCCCTGCGAGCTCGTTTCGGCTGGGCCAGCGACAACGCGGCGTCTACCTATCTGCAGACCCTGGCCAAGAAAGGCCACATCGAACACAACGCGGTCGGGAAGTACCGCTTCGCACGGAGGAATGCATGCGAAAGCAATGTCGTCGCAAGCACTACGTCTTGACCAACCCGATCGCACTGGCGATCGACGGCGCGCGCATCACCGATGACGGGCGCCTCGACAAGCTGCGGCTGCTCGAGCTGTCGGCCATCGATGCCTTCGCACGCGGAGCCGCTAGCGTCGACGACTGGCGCACCATGGCCGACCTCACAAACCTCGCGCAGACCATGTGCGAGATGGGCATCGGGCCCGAGGTGCTCCCCGCAGCCCTGCAGGTCGAGAACGTGCTCGGCGAGTCGCACCAGCGCCACGCCGCCACCGGTCGCATGGGCACCACCGGCCCGGGCCTGCACGCCATGCGCGATCTGCAGGAATGGCACCACCTGCAGCGCACGAGCGTCGCGCGCTCGGTCTACGAGACCGCCATCGTCCGAACCGCCAACAGGATCCGCAGCGCCCACCCCAGTGTGAAGGTCTGCGCTGGTCAGCCACCAATGCACACAGGAGCCCGATGAGCCACAAGCCACCACAGCCCATCCGCCGCGGTGTCGGCGAACTGGTCTACCAGACCATCCTCGACCTGCACAACGCGGGCCGCATCGCAACGCGCTCCGTCGTCAAGGAAATGACAGGGCAGAGCTACAGCGTGGTCGATGACCATGTGAAGCGGATGCTCGAAGACGGCCGACTGCGGCGGTGCGCGCCCGGCGTGTTTGAGCCGGTGGAGGAGATGCCGCCAGCGCAGGCCATCTCGCTGACCGTGCTGCCCAGCGGCATGGCCAAGCTCGAGGTGGGCGACCTGTGCCTCGACCTGAACCCCGCCGACTGCCGGCGCATCGGCAGCCTGTTCCGCGGCAGCGCCGAAGAGCTGGCCGGCCTGCAGAACGCTCGCGACCTCGCAGATGGCTTGGCCGAGGTAAGGCGAAACCAGGCTGCGGCCGCTGCGCGCGAGAAAGAGCGCGACGACGTCATCCGCGTGCTTCAGGGCATTCCCGAGCAGGCCGAGATCAACTTCACATAACCACCAGGAGTAGAACCATGATGCCCAAGAAGAAACTCACCGCCAGCGGCTTTGCCGTGGGCGTCCTGCTGCGCGCAGTAGGTGACGCGGCCCTGGCACCGGCCCGAGCCGAGGCAGAGAAGCACCTCACCGAATGGCTGGAGAAGGCCAAGGCCCGGTACATCGAGCGTGCCGAAGGTATCCCGCCCGAAGCGGCCGAGGAGTGTGCGGAGGCCTGCTACTCCCTGAATTGCATGACCGGCACGCCGGGGAACTACCGTCCGAAGCCCTATGCGGAGTGGCCGGAGCCGGAAGTGGCGGCTGACGACGACATGGCTCGCTGGGCGCAGGCCGGAGAAGTTGCATGAGCCGCCGCTACGGTCGCAACCAGCGCCGCAAGGCGCGCGAGGCACTGGCCGGTGCTGAGAACGAGGTGGCGCAGCTGGAAGATGCCCTCCGGCTGGAGCGCCGTGAGCGGGACTACCAGAAGGCGGAGGCGCGCCGCCTGCGCAATGTGGCCGCCGTGTACGAGCGCCAGATGACCGCCTGCCGCAAGGTGCTGGGCGACAGCATCGCGCTGCCGCCGGTCGAGGAACTGGTGGACAGTCGCCGGTTCCGAGAGATGGCCGAGGCCGGCGATCAGGTGGCGCGACGCATTGAGCGGATGGGCTTCGACATGGCGCCTGCGGGCGCGCATTCGCCACTCGAAAGCATGGTCACCTCGTTCGAGCTGCTGACCGAAAGCATCATCGAGGCCGGCATCGAGCTGAAACGCGGCGGCCTTCACGAAGTGCCGCATGCCTACGTCACCACGAAGCAGGGCGCGATCATGTACCGCTGCAATCTGGCCAGCTTGGCGCAGATCTACGAGCCCGAGGCGACCGCCCGTGTTTCCCACCTGCTGGCGCGCGAGTTCATAGATACCCTGCGGAGGTCCAAGCGATGACGGTAGTTGCGTGGGACGGCAAGATCCTCGCTGCCGACAAACGCGCCGTGCACGCGGGCTACGTCGGCGGCACGGTCACCAAGATCCACCGCTGGCCGGGTGGCCTGTGCGCGTTCTCGGGCGACCTCGACGTTGGCGTGCAGTTGGTCGCATGGCTCCGCGCGGGCGCCGTGCCGGCCGACTTTCCCAAGCTGCAAACCGAGAACGCGGCCAACTTTCTCGTGATCCATTCGGACGGCAGCGTCTGCCAGTTCGAACGCACTCCGGTGCCGCTGGTGTTCGAGGAAGGGCGCCGTGCCATAGGCAGCGGCAGAGACTTCGCGCTGGCGGCCATGCATCTGGGACACGACGCGCGCGCCGCGGTGGAAGTGGCCTGCGCGCTTGACAGTGGGTGCGGCAATGGAATTGACGTGCTTGTGCTCGACAATCGCGTCCATGAGACCTGAAGACGCAGAATTCCTCTATAAGTTGGCCGGCGCGTTCGGCCTTGGCGGTCTTGTTTTCGCTGCCGTCGCATGGCTGATGGGCAAGTTCTTCTTGGGGAGCTATCTCACCGAAAAGGGGAAAAACCTCGCGACAAAGGAGGACGTGGCTGCGATTACGCGGGAAGTGGAGCGAACAAAAGCAGAGTTCGTCCAAAACCTCGGCTTTCTTACCGAGAAGGGCAAGAACTTGGCTACCAAGGAGGATGTGGCTGCAATCACCCGCGAGATCGAGTCGGTCAAGAGCGAGTACACCATGCTTGCGGAGCAGTTCAAAGCCAAGAACCAGTTGCGAGTCGCGGCCATCGACAAGCGACTCGCGGCGCATCAAGAGGCGTTTACCTGGTGGCGGAAGCTCGTTAAAAACGCGTACTCCAACGAGGTCGGGCAGGTTGTCCTCGAAGCGCAGACTTGGTGGGAGGAGAACTGCCTCTATCTTGAGCCCGAGGCGCGTGAAGCGTTTTCTTTGGCGTACTCGTATGTCCACACGCACAAGCAGCTCGTCGAGAGCATGAGCTTTCACGGTCGTTCTGATGTGACCAATATTGAGCGCAGCTGGGACAAGGTCATGAGTGCCGGCGATGTCATCATGCGGTCCATTTCGCTGCCCCCCCTCTCGCATGCAGAAGTCGAGATGGTGAAGCCGAAACCGCTTTCCACCCAGTAGGGATTTGAGGCCGGGCAGGGTGGTCAGAAGATGCGGGCTCCCTCATCCCAGGACCCGCTCAATGACCACCATGCGCGCCAAGTTCGTCGTTTCCAGCGTCGAACGCTTCCCGACCTCCGAGAAGGTCAAATTCAACGCTGTCAGCAAGTCCTCGGCCTATCCCGAGGATGGCAGCGACGAGGACAACACTTACGCCAAGTGGTCGCCCTCCGCCAGTTGCGAGATTCACATCACGAACCCGGCGCTCTTCGGCAAGCTGGAGCCCGGCAAGAAGTTCTACGTCGATTTCACCGAAGCACCCTGAACACCGGCAGGGTCTGCCGCGTGCGCACCGCGCGGTGGCTAAGCGGGCAATGCCCGACCTGGCTGGTGGCCATACCGTCTTCCCCGTCATGGCGAGGGGCAACCGCCGGTAGCCGCGGCATCCAACCATGAGGAATCCCATGAAATCGACCGGAACCCGCTTTATCTCCTTCGCGCTCGCCGCGCTGGCCTTCGCATCCAGTTTCGCGACCGCGGTCGTCGATCGTGTGGCCACCTGTTGCCGCGCCGCCTACCGCTTCGCCTGCGACTTCGTGGCCAGCGTGCCGGCGACGTTCGCCGAGCCCGTGCTGCAGCTGTTCGCTCTCCCGATCGAGCTGGTGCAGGCCTGCGCGTACGCCGTGGGCCTGGCCAAGCGCCAGCGCCCGTGCGTCACGCCCGGCTGGCGCATGTGTCCTTCGACCTGAAAACCCTGTGGGGCAAGCCGCTGCCGCAAGAGCAGCGCCGGGGGCAACCGGCACCGTCAGCAGATCGATGACAAGCGCAGCGCTGCTCCTCCACGCCTAGGTCGGACTGATGGCCCGAACAGGCAGCGCCAGCGGACCCTCCATTTCGCGCGCCAGCGCGCGACCCAGGGTGTAGTGGGTCGGAAGTATCGGCCGTGAACCTGCGGTCTGGCGAAAGGGGAATGGCAGGGATAGTGATCCCATCGGGCGCGGCCAGCGGCTCCCACCGACCTCGCATCGCCAAGGACCATCACGCATGCGGATTGTTTCCAGTGCTGGCTCAGTTCGGTTCAGCCAGCGGGCGCTCAGCTGGCCGAGAGCGCATCAAGCCCAGCGGGGTTCGGCTCCCGCGGTGGTTCGAATCCACGGACAGTCTGCAGTTGTGATGGTGAATGCGCAGGCTGATGCGCGGCGCATGGGCATGAACCAGCGTGGGCAGACCTCCTAGGCCGGTTGTCCGGCTGCGATGCAAACAGGCGCGCCACCTTGAGCCGGACCTACAGCACCGGCCACCACCTCGTAAAGGACCTCTCGGGGTCCTTTTGTCGTTGTGCACCCGAGTGCGCCGCGACAACTCAGTGAACGGGTAGTCCTAGCCGGACCATGAATCCGACGTCTTGGCGATTCAGGATTTGTTTGGCGGCGTTTTCGGCAGCCAAGGATGCCTCAGCGTAGAGCTCGGCATCCGCGATTTCGGTGGGAGTCATGGAGCTGGCATCGCTGTTTCGCTTGCCGTGAGCTAGGAAGCACGCCTTGAACCGGTCCTTGCCCCCAATCCTGCTTTCCAGCACGAGTCGGAATTTGCTGGTGGCGGCATTGAGCTGATCGAGCGGAGCGCCTTCGGCGGTGGTGATGACGTCGTATTTCATGGCGAGAGTCTAGGCTGACTTTCCGACCCCCAGTAGGGTTCGCTGGTTTCCAAGCGCTCGGTAACCATCCGGGCCCATGAGTGAAGAGACCCCCGCAAAGAAACCCGACTGGGCCGTCATCGAGGCCGAGTACCGCGCAGGCATCAAGCCGCTGCGCCTCATCGGGGAAGAGCAGGGGATCAGCCATGCCGCCATCAACAAGCGGGCGAAGCGTGACGAGTGGTCCCGAGACCTCGGAGCCAAGATTCAGGCCAAGGCTGAAGCGCTGGTTTCCAAGGCGGCGGTTACCAAGGAGGTTGCCAGCGCCAAGAAGGTGACCGAGCAGGCCATCGTCGAGGCTGCCGCGACTATCCAGTACACGGTGCGCATGGAGCACCGAGCGGACATCAAGCGCTCGCGCGTGCTGTTCCGGAACCTGCTCGGAGAGCTGGAGGCCGTGGGCACTCCGGACGGGCAGCACCTCATCGACCAGCTCATCGAGAGCCTGAACGGTCCCGAGGACGGCGAAACCGAAGACGCGGCCCGCCGGCGCCAGACGCGCAACCGCAAGCTGCTCAGCGAGATCCAGGCCCTGCCGACGCGCATCGACTCCGGCAAGCGCCTGGTTGAGATGCTGGAGAAGCTGGTGCGCATGGAGCGCGAAGCCTTCGGCATCAGCACCGACGAGGGCGGCGACAACCGGGGTGGCGCCAAGACCGTGATCGTGCCGGCGAAGGACATCTCGTGAAGCTGCCTGACGTCGGCGAAGACATCCTCTGGAAGCCTGCCCCAAAGCAGGCCATGCTGCTATCGGCCATCGATCTCGAGGTGCTGTACGGCGGTGCCGCGGGCGCCGGCAAGTCCGATTGCCTGCTGATCGACGCCCTGGGCCTGCAGCAGGACGCGATCGGCAACCGGAACTACCAGGCCATCCTGTTCCGCCGCACGTTCCCTGACCTGCGAGACCTGATCGACCGCTCGCAGGACCTCTACCCGGCGTTCGGCGGCAAGTACGACAAGACCAGCCACATCTGGACGTTCCCGAGCGGCGCACGCGTCGAGTTCGGGCACATGCAGTACGACAGCGACCGCTTCAAATACCGCGGCCGTGCCTTTCAGTACATCGGCTGGGACGAGCTGACGCTGTTCCCGACCGACATCCCGTACCGGTACATGCTGTCGCGCCTGCGGTCCAAGGACCCGGCGATCATCTGCTACGTGCGGGCGACAACGAACCCGGACGGCCCTGGCTTCCGCTGGGTGAAGGAGTATTTCCGGATCCAGACCGAGGGCACGAGCACGCGCTTCAAGGTCGAGGTCAAGGACCCGGAGACCGGCGAGGTGCACGTGCATGGCCGCCGCTTCATCTCGGCGCGACTGAGCGACAACCCCCACCTGGCGGACAGTGGCTACCGCCAAACCCTGCTGCTGCTGTCGGCCGAGGAACAGCGTGCGCTGCTCATGGGCCGTTGGGAGACCCCGAACATCAAGGGCGCGTACTACGCCGAGCAGATGGAAGCCGCGCGCCTCGAAGGCCGCATGCTGAAGATCCCGAAGCTGCCGCACGTGCCCGTCAACACCTTCTGGGATTTGGGTTGGAACGACACCACCGCCGTGTGGTTCCACCAGCGCGTCGGCATGGAGCATCGCTTCATCGACTACATCGAAGCCAGCGGGAAGGATCTGCAGTTCTTCGCCGCCGAGATCCAGGGCAAGGGCTACACCTACGACCGCCACTACCTGCCGCACGACGCCGAGAACAAGACGCTGGCCAGTGGTGGCAAGAGCGTTCGGATGATCCTGCAAGGCCTCATGCCGGCGCACAAGTTCGAAGTGGTGCCGCGCACCGACAGCCTCGTATCCGCGATCAATCAGACCCGCGCCGTCATCCCGGCCTGCTACTTCGATGAGGACCGCTGCGCCGACGGCATCGCCGGCCTGGAAGCCTACCGCCGCGAATGGGACGAGAAGCTGGGCGACTTCAAGCAGGAGCCGCTGCACGACTGGGCTTCGAACCCCGCCGATGCCTTCCGCCAGTTCGCGCAGGGCTACCGAGAAATCTACAAGGGTGGCAAGAAGCCGACCAGCTGGCGCGACCGGCTGAAGAAGCACGCCTCCCGTAACCGTTCGGCGCAAGCCGCATAAACCATGGCCTCTGCTGTCTACCCCTCGAAGAACATCCCAGAGCCCACCGGCGACGCTCTGGCGCGCGAGAACTGGTATCGCTACCTCTACGGGCGCGACCAGGGCCACCTCGAATACATGGCGCAAGCCCAGAAGTGCGAGGGCATGTATCTGGGCGGCGGCGAGCAGTGGAGCGAAGACGACAAGGCCATCCTGATCGACGAGGGCCGCCCGTTCTACGAGTTCAACGAGATCATGCCGAGCGTCAACAGCGCCATCGGCTACCAGATCCACAACCGCATGGACATCGCGTTCAAGCCGCGTGGCGAGAAGGGTGACCTGGCCACGGCCGGCATCCTGTCCAAGGTCGCGATGCAGATCGCAGACCAGGCGAAGCTGCACTGGAAGGAGACGCAGGTCTTCGGCGACGGCGTGATCCAGCAGCGCGGTTACTTCAACCTGCGCATGAACTTCGACAAAAACATCAAGGGCGAGATCGATGTGGAGACGCTCGACCCGCTGGACGTGGTGCCGGACCCGGACGCGAAATCCTACGACCCGGACGCTTGGGGCGACGTGATCATCACCCGCTGGCTCACGCTGGACGAGATCGAGCAGCTCTACGGCAAGGACGCGCGCACCAAGGCCGAGGCCTCGGGCGATGACGGCCAGGACTGGGGCGAGATGGACGAGGAGACGCGTCGCAACCGCTTTGGCGATCGCCTCAGGAGCGGCAACGGCACCTTCGACGCCTACAACACGCTGGAAGGCAAGCTGCTGCGCCGGTATCGCATCGTCGACCGGCAAAAGTGGGTCTACGAGAACACCAAGTGCATCGTGTTCCCCGACACCGGCGACGTCGAGACCCTGGACAACATGACGCCCGACCAGGTCGATGCCGCCATGCAGAAGGGCGCCGTCAAGGCCTCGCGCATGCGCCGCCGCATCAAGTGGACGGTCAGCACCTACTGCGCGCTCCTCTTCGACGAGTACAGCCCGCACGAGCACTTCACCGTGGTGCCGTACTTCGCCTACTTCCGCCGCGGCAAGACGCGCGGCATGGTGGACAACGCCATCGGGCCGCAGGAGGCGCTGAACAAGGGCGTGAGCCAGTTCATTGCCATCGTGAACACGGCGGCGAACAGCGGGTGGATCACCGAGGAAGACTCGATCACCAACATGGACGCGAAGGACCTCGAGACCGTAGGCGCCAAGACCGGCCTGCACATCGAATTCAAGCGCGGCAGCACGGCACCCAAGAAGATCGAGCCGAACCAGGTGCCTACCGGCATCGATCGCCTGATCGACCGCGCCACTGTGGCCCTGAAGGACGTCACCGTCCCCGAAGCCATGCGTGGCGGCAACGGCCCCGAGGTGGCGGGCGTAGCCATTCAGTCCAAGCAGTTCGCCAGCCAGCAGCAGCTGGCCGTGCCGCTCGACAACTTGAGCTACACCCGCGCGCTCCTGGCCGTGCGGCTCTACAAGATGATCCAGCGCTACTACGACAGCCACCGGATCTTCCGCATCACCGAGACCGACCAGTTCGGCAACAAGGTGGAGCAGATGCTGGAGATCAACAAGCCGATGCCAGACGGCAGCTACTTCAACGACATCACCGTGGGCGAGTACGACGTGGTGGTCAGCGAGCAGCCGATGCAGATCACCTTCGAGAACAGCCAGTTCAATCAGGCGCTCGAGATGAAAGAGAAGGGCATCGCGATCCCCGATCAGATCGTGGTGCGCTACTCGAACCTGCAGGACAAGCAGGAAATCATCGAAGGCATGACGAACGCCAAGCCGGTGGCCGACCCGCTGGCCGAGGCCAAGGCGGCGCTCACGATGGCCCAGGCGGCAGTGGCCAAGGCACAGGCGGCCAAGACCGACGCCGAGACCGTTGAGTCCAAGGGTCGCACGATGTACAGCGCCATTCAGACGGCGCAGGTCATCGCAGCCACGCCGGAGACCAGCCAGCTTGCTGACGCGTTGCTGGGCTCCCAGGGATTCCAGGACATGGACGGCGGCGTGCTGGTGCCCGAGGCAGCGCCAGGCACGCAGCCAGCGCCGGAGGGCCTCATCCCGAACAACACCAACCCACTCACCCCAGCCAGCCCTGAGCTCGGCGTGGCCCATGGCATTGAGACGCCTGAGAACGATGGGGTGCGCAACCCCATGGCCGAGATACCAGCCTGATCACCACAACCACCAAAAGAGGAACCCATGGCATCCAAGGACGCAATCGCAGGCCCTGACGACTGGAAGGTCGACTCCGACCTCCGCACTCTGGCTGAAGCCGAAGAGATCCGCAAAGACTCGAAGCGCTTCAAGGCAGCGCTCGCCCGGGCGAAGGAAAAGATCGCCGCCCTGCAGGCTGTGCAGGAAGAAGCGGACGAAGACAAGAACGGCAAAGCCGACTGACCACCACCAATCGATCCATCCCCAGGAGAGCAAATGTCCAAAGAAGATCAACCTTCCATCCCGACACCCGAGGAGGTCGCCAAGCTAGAAGCGCTCCGCAAGGACTTCTGGGACAAGCACACAGCGGCCGTCCAAGCAGCGCACGCATTGGCCGCCGAACAGCCGGTCGGGAATGACCGAACGCGCGCATTCGAGGTCTACGAGCGTATGCGCAATGCGCCTCGTGTCGGGCTTTACCTGCACGACTGAGATCGACACATACCAACACCACACCACCAGGAGAAAACATGGCTGAAGAACTTGTGAACGTGAGCGAGGTGCCCGTCACCGTCGACCCGAAGACCGCCGAGGACCGCGGCGACAACTTCACCCCTACCGATGACGAGCCTGTGCTCGACAACAACGGCGACAGCATCAACACGAACGACCTGAGCGCCGAGGCGCTGCAGGCCCTGGTCGATGGCGCCGAGAAGAACGGCGCAGCAGCCCCTGCGCCTGCTCCCGCCCCGGCCGCGGCACCGGCACCGGCACCGGCACCCGCTGCTGCACCTGCACCCGATGAAGCCGAAGAGGTGGCGCGCCAGAACGGCGGGCACATTCCGAAGGGCCGATTCAACGAGGTGAACAACGCGCGCAAGAGCGCCGAAGCTCGCGCTGCGGAACTGGAGGCTGAGAACGCCCGGCTCAAGGCCCAGGCCAGCACGCCGGCCGCGCCCGCGCCCCCTGCACCGACAACGGCGCCCGCCGCACCGGCATTCGACATGAGCGCCCAGGAGCGCGCCTACACCGAGGCCCTTCTGGACGGCGACACCGACAAGGCGCTGAAGATCCGCGGCGAGATCAACGACCACATCCTGACGACCGCCGAGCAGCGCGCCAGTACCCGCATCCGTGGCGAGCTCACCGCCGAGCAGCAGGCAACCGCGTTGCAGGAGGCATCGGACGCCGCCATCGTGCAGTACCCGTTCCTCAATACTCCCGAGGGCGCGACCGCGCTGCGCATCGTGGTGGCCGCGCGTGACGCCTACATCGCCGAGGGCCTGAAGCCGCACTTGGCGCTGAACAAGGCGGTCGCTGAGGTGGCTCCCAAGTTCGCGCCGGCACCAACTCCCCCCAGTAGGGAATCGACGGCAGCAGCCCCCGCGGTTGACACTCGCTCCGCCGAGGCAGTAAGGCGAGGTGCAGCGGATTCCAACCTGCAGCCCCCCGCCATCGTCAACGGCATCGGCAACCGGGCCACCCAGGGCCGCATCGACGTCACAAACATGACCGAGAAGCAGTTCGAAGCTCTCCCGGAAGCCGAGAAGAAGAAGCTGCGCGGCGACTGAGCCGACAGCGCAAAGGCCCGAGGGAGTCACCGACCCTCGGGCGTCACAAGGTGGCCTTCGTCCACAGGCAGGACGGTAAACCAGCCCGGCGCCTTGTCCGCCCCCAACGACATGTTCCCGCATTGGCAGCGCAACGCCTGAACCGACGTTCCAACCCAATCAAAAGGAGCATGCCCGATGGCTGCCACCAATTTCGCGGCTCTCATGCCGCAGCAGAAGGTTGTCTGGTCTCGCGACGTGTGGCAAGCCGCACGCGACCAGATGTTCATCAAGCGCTTCCTGGGCAGCGGCGAGAACGCCGTCATCCAGCGCATCACCGAGCTCACCAAGACCGAGAAGGGCGAGCAAGTCCTGATGCAGCTGGTGGCCGACCTGGTCGAAGACGGCGGCGTTGGCGACAACGAGCGCGAAGGCAACGAAGAAGAGATG